TTTAAAAATTTTTCTTTGCAAAAAGAAGAAATAATATCAAAATATAAAAGAAGATTTGAAAGATTAAATGAAACTTTAAATGCTGATGAGGACATCTTATTCGTTAGAATATATGATAATTTACAAGAAGAATTATACCCAATCACATATAATAATGTTTTAATTAGAGATGAAGAAAGCATAAAAGAATGGGAAAAATTTATTAATATTATTAAAAATAAATATAATAAAAAGGTAAAATTGTTGATAATTACTAGCAAAGAAGATATTTACAAAGGAGATTACGATAATATTATAATACAATTTACAAAAGAACACAAAAATAGTAAAGCTATATATAATATTATAAAAGATTTACAAGACAAAATAATATAATAATTTTGGATGTAGACATAAAACCTAGAAATCAAGTTATTTCAACACTTGACGCTCCGCTTTATGTTTGGATTGAATAATAATCCGTCGTCTTTGTCCTCGTGGCAAAATTCAACTCTGGTGGATTGGGTGGCGTCACTTGTATTGTCAATTGCTTATATCGTAAACGCTCTGGTTTCAAGACAAACGCGCTTCCATTTTCATCAAAAAATAATAATGACTCCTGCAGATTTGCGTCGAAAGTCTGGTATCTCATTGCTACAAGTTGGCACCCCATTTCTCTACACACTATTCCGCTAGGATTCTCCGGGTCAGCGCCAACATCAGGCATTGCAATAGTCATATTTTGTTTATTATATTCGGTCAATTCATTCATATCGGGCGTAAACTTAACATCGTAATAATTTAGAGCGCGCATAAATATAGAATTGCTAGTCATATTTACATACTCGTAGAAATCCTTATTATCCATAAATGCTGTGTTCAATCTATCAACAATAATAATAATCTTGCCCTTCAAATCCGCCAATTTAACATCTCCTAAATTGTGTGTATAATATGTATCCGTCGGATTTGTATCATTCATCACATTTGTAGACGGGTCGGACACTTGCTTAGAATACGTGTACTCGTAACTATAATGCGGTCCCAACATATAACTATCGTATTGCTTAAAAATTTGCGCGCAATTGGTCAACATTTTTTGGTTCGTGCTCTTTATTCTTAAATGAATTATTATTGGGTCCGTTGGGTTTGGTGCGGTTGAACCCGAAAATCCATAATTTACTATTGTGTCCATTGCACTCGAAAAGGGAACGGAATTATATGTCTCCTTAACATAATAATTCGGGACTGTAGAAGTGGCAACCACAGGCTGGTCGTTTATCGAATAAATCTCAAAATCGAGTCCGCGCACGCCTTGTTTTAGTATAGTCTGCAAGGCGCATGTATTTACGAAATCGTTTTTATATGTTCCACCGCTACAGCAGTTATACGCCGTTTTAATATAATAATCTTTAAATGTGTAATCTTTATAGTCTGGTTTAGTGTAATCTATTGGTGCAATATAGCTTTTTGTTTGGCCATTTGAATACAATGCGTGCATTGCAGCACACTCTCTATTATTCAAGTTCACCATATAATAAAAATAAACCAGTATTAATATAACAAATATTACAATCATTGCAAAAATAGCGTTGCCTACAAACTCTTCCTTAAGTGAAAGCACATCTTTTGTTGTTTTTGTTAAAAAATCTTTTGTTTTTTGTGAGAATGAATCCGCCATATCTAATCTATGATAATATATTTATTATATATTATTATTCAAAAAAGTTAAAAATATACATATAAGTTATATAAACAAAATGCCCGGAGGTTTAATGCAATTAGTATCTGAAGGACAACAAAATATTATTTTGAATGGCAATCCGTCAAAAACCTTTTTTAAATCCACATATGCAAAATATACTAATTTCGGTCTCCAAAAATTTAGAGTCGATTTTGAAGGTTCAAAGACTTTGCGTCTATCTGAACCCTCTTATTTTACTTTAAGATTCCTCGTTACGCCGACTTATTAATGGACTGCTATTTGTCCATTGACTTGCCTAATATTTGGAGTCCAATTGTCCCTCCCAATTCTGATCCCACCAGTTCTAATTATACTGAGGGTCAATGGATTCCCTACGAATTCAAATGGATTGAATATTTGGGTGCTCAAATGATTTCTAAAATTGAAATTACATGTGGTAACCAAACCTTGCAAGAATTCTCGGGCGCGTATTTGTTATCAATGGTGCAACGCGATTTCAGTGGGGCAAAACGCGCTCTATTCGAAAAAATGGTGGGTCATGTGCCCGAGCTATTTGATCCTGCGAATGCAGGCACTCGCGTCAACTCTTATCCAAACTCTTTTTATACTACAAATCAGGCCGGCGCCGAACCGTCGATTCGTGGTCGCACTTTATATGTCCCCCTGAATGCATGGTTCAATTTAAAAACTCAAATGGCATTCCCGTTGATTTCGCTACAATACAATGAATTGCACATAAATGTAACAATGCGCCCTATTCAAGAGTTATTCCAAATTCGCGATGTGTTTGACGCGGCAAATAATTTTCCTTATATTGCTCCTAACTTTAACCAATATTATATGCAATTATATCGTTTTTTGCAGACGCCGCCCGACATTGAATTGGGTCCGCAGTCTTACTCGGATTTAAGGACGTTATGGAATGCGGATATTCATTTGAACTGCACTTATGGTTTCTTATCAAACGAAGAGTCGCGCGTTTTTGCTTTGAATGAACAAAAATATCTTTTCAAGCAAGTGAGAGAAACGGTTTATTACAATGTGACGGGACCCAACAAGATTTCTACTAATTCCATTGGTATGGTTTCTAGTTGGATGTTTTATTTCCAACGCAGTGATGCCAATTTGCGCAATGAATGGTCTAATTATACAAACTGGCCATATCGTTATATTCCAAATGATTTAATACAAGCGCCCACGGATGGGACATACACTATTATTAGAGACGGCGCTCCGGTTACAATCGGACCGGGTGTAAACAGCGACGGAAAATTAACTGGCTGGATGATAACGGGACTGTATAATTTTGAGAATGTAAAGAATATTTTAGTCACTATGGGCGTTTTGCTAGATGGAATTTATCGAGAGAATGACCAACCTGCTGGCGTGTATAACTATATTGAAAAATATACGCGAACCAATGGAAATGCGCCAGATGGTCTCTATGTTTACAACTTTTGTTTGCACACTTCGCCGCTTGATTTGCAGCCTAGTGGTGCAATGAATATGAGTCGATTCACAACCATAGAATTGGAAACAAACACAATTATTCCACCATTGGACCCTTATGCGCAATCATTAGCAATTTGTGATCCGCAAACTGGTAATGTGATAGGTGTAAATAAACCAACGTGGAGGATTTACGATTACAACTTTAACATGGTTTTATTTGAAGAGCGCATCAACATGGTTACATTTATTGGCGGAAATTGTGGCCTTATGTATGCGACATAATAGAGTTGTTTATCTGCGTCGAATGGACCTTCTTCTATTTTTCTTCGACTTGTTGCGCTTCGACTTGTTGCCCCGTTTTCGACGAGACTTTTTACCTCCAAGCACACCAGCTAATTTTGCTGCTATTAATGCAGCGCCAGCGGCCGTTAAAACATACATGGCACATTGTCCCATTCTATCGCATAAAGTCAATTGGTCTCCATTAAAAGTTTTTTCCGTTATTTCTTCCAAGGGTACTCTTTTCTTTTCGCCACTTGTTGGATCTGTTAATTCTATTACTTTACCCAAGTTTTCAGCGTTCCATTTTTTATTTGTTCTTGCCTTTCGTGAAAATTCTGTGTCACTTCTTAATATTGGTCCGCTTTCAGAGTCTGATAATTGAGCAGGGTCCCATCCTCTATACAAAAAACCATTAGAGTTATCACTGTTTCTTTTACCAGTCCTAGTTTCTTTTTTATATCCTTGTTTTGCAGAATCATACTCTTTTTTAGTTTGAAAATCACTGCGTATATATCCTCGTCTATAAGGATTTTCTTCATTTTCTCCAAATGTAACAGCAGACATTTATATTATGCAAACATTTATTTATTTATTTGATAAAAAGGCGTTTGAAGCTAAAGGGCCGTCGTCAATAAATTCCCCACTTAGAGATGGTCTTGGTGGGTACTTTGGCAAAAAGGGTAGCATGTCTATACTTGGATTAAATTTTTTATTATAGAGTTCCATACCAACATCAAACGATTTTCTCCATTCATTGACCCCCTTGAAATATTGCACAGGAGCCAAATTTTCTGTAGGGCCATATAACTTGGCCTGAGTACCAATGTCGGTCGTCAATGTAGAATAGCGCGGAGTTATTCCACTTGTAAGTTTTCCCGCATCGTTTTGCCCTCGCACATCTTTGCGTTCGTATTCTGGTTCATATACTTTGGGTTGACAACCGTAACAATCCACATCACTCGTGCATTGCTCACCAGTCTTTGAACAACGCGCCAATGGACCACACATATTTTCACAGCTAAAAGTGGTGTTAATTGGTAAATTCACAGTGTGGCTGGTATCGGGCATTCCTAAATCTATGGTGGGTTGCGCGTACATGTCAAACCCCTCTTTAAAGTTATTACCACCGTGTTTGTCACGTTGTTTGTCACGATATTTGTCACGTTGTTTGTCACAAGATTTGGTTTCAATCAAATAACTGCCCCATTTTATTATTCCAATAAACATAAATGCAGAAATAACAAGCAAAATAATATTTATTGCCGTTTTTGTTATAAGCTTCATATAATATATTATTATTATTTTAGCATAGAACTTGGAAATAGGAGATTTTATAAAAATTTAGTATATTAATATAATATGTCAGACACATCTGAAACTCCCGCCATTGATGAAAAAAAAGAAACCACGAGTCCAACTCCTACGGACCCCGCGACTGAAGCCAGCACCTTTTTTTCAAATCTAGGGGTTCAATTATTAACTTTGGTTATACTTGTTATTGCCGGAGGGTTAATGCTTTGGAGCGCCAGAGTAGCTCAAACAAATCTCATGCCAACACTTATAGATGCGGAACCTTTCACTTCTGCAGCGTTGAGTATTGCAACTTCTCCAGTTAATATTAATGTAGTAAAAACAACGGCTAGCAACGGTGAACCAACAGTAAAATCAACAAAAATAGAATTCCCTCTTGAAGAAAATATGAGAATTATAAAATATGGTTTTTATGGTCTGGAATCAATTCGCGATTGGACAGATGGACCAAAATCCACTCCATTTTGGCGTTATCTAGGAACTATTTATGAAAAAATGATTATAAATTTTGTATCAAACACGACCAACTTTTACAATATATTGAATACAAACTGCAGTGAAAGCGTTATTGTATTTATTATGCCATATTTGTTGTATTTTATTTGGCCTTTTATCTTGCTGGGATTTGGTTCAATGAATATGCTTTATGGTTTATTTTTAATGTTTTATGAAATACCAAAACTTTTTAGTGAAAAGGATGGTTGTTATAAAGAACCCGTTTCTAATATTCAAGGCCCTGTTTACGAAAAGGATCGTTTTGACGAAAAAAAAAATGAATGGATTTACAAAAAAGATGCAAATGGTTTATCAATTCCAGAAATAAAGACTCGCATTAAATGGAATGACCCAGAAAATGCTACAACAGAAAATCGGCTAACATATTTTTGGTATATATTTTTAGTAATTTGTTCGATTTTTATGCAGGTGGGGCCGTTTACACTATTCTGTTTTAGCTTTAGAAGTCTATTTACAGCGCTTTTTCTACCTTTGTGTCTACAAGCGGTTCTAGTAGACAATGGGTCTGGCTCTAGCTCCGTGTCCACCGAAAAAGATGACAAACAACACAGCAAATACACATTGGGAAAAACAATTGTTGACATATTAAAGTATAAATTAAACATCATTATGTACATTGTCTCTTACTTTGTTGTTAAAGATGCTAGTTTATCAATGGGTACAATGGGTGCGGTTATTGCAGTTGTTGCTTGCATTATTGTTTATGCATTTTATCCGGGTATTTATAAACCGAGCAATGGAAATGGCTCTGAACTAACGGATAAGATGGCCGACTTTTATCAGGAAAGCAAAGATTTTATTCCTACAACTATACCTAGCAGCGAAGCTGAGTGTGATGTTGCTACAGGAGCCACAATGCCTCGAGTCGCGGTTTCGGAGACATCAAAATTACTGCCCTACAGCAAAACTCCCTTTGAAGGCGTCCCGCTTGCGCAGACAATCCAACCTTCAGCGCCTCCTGCCTCTTCAGCACCTTCAGCTCCTCCAGCCGACGCCTTGTTGAAGACGGGTGGTTTCAAAAAAGGACCTCGCCAAAGTAGAAAAAATTAAAAAGGTAGATAAATAAATTATTATTTAGTTTAAGATTAAATAATAATATAAACAAAAACAGTATAATATAAATAATTAATGGTAAAAAAATCAAAATCAAATCAACAACCAGAAACGGAATTGTTACCATTTGTTAGCATTTGTACCCCAACATTCAATCGTCGTCCTTTCTATGAAATGATAATCGAGTGTTTTAATCACCAGTCTTACCCAAAAGACCGAATGGAATGGATAATAATCGACGATGGAACTGATAAAATTGAAGACTTGGTAAAACACATACCCCAAGTAAAGTATTTCGGCTACAATGAAAGAATGAATCTGGGGAAAAAGCGCAATCTTATGCACGAAAAGTCAAAAGGTGATATTATTGTTTATATGGACGACGATGATTATTATCCAGCAGAGCGCGTAGCACACGCAGTGGAAACGCTTCAAAAGAATCCACAAGCAATGGTAGCTGGGTCAAGCGAGATGTACATTTATTTCAAGCACATTAATAAGATGTATCAGTTTGGACCTTATGGCCCAACACACGCAACGGCCGCAACTTTTGCATTAAGGCGCGAGTATTTGAAACACTCAAGGTACGAAGACAACGAGGCATTGGCGGAAGAGCGTCATTTTTTAAAAGGGTATACCGCACCCTTTGTGCAACTAGATTCAATGAAGACAATTCTAGTATTTTCGCATATACACAATTCGTTTGATAAAAAGAAGTTATTGGAAGATCAGGGAGCCAATCCATATGTAAAGGAGTCAACAAAAACTGTGGATGATTTTGTGAAGGAACCGAAAATCAAAAATTTTTTTATTAATAAAATAGACACGCTATTAGACAATTATGAACCAGGAAGACCTGAAAATAAGCCAGAAGTATTGAAACAAATACAAGAAATAACGGAAAAACGCAAAAAAATGCAGGAAGAACAGCAACAACAAGCGCAACAACTTATCCCTCTTACGCCCGATGTTATAAAACAGTTACAGGATCAAGGGGCGACTCCCGAAATAATAGAAAGATTTAGAATGCAAGGCGGTGTACCTGTGAATGGACCGCACAAACAACCGCCTTTTCATCCACAACAACAGCAACAAGTTAATCCCCAGATTCTACAGCAATATGAATTGCGATTTTCGGAACAACAAAAAATGATTCAAACTTTAATAAAAGAAAATATTGAATTAAAGGAGAATATATCATATTTAAATAAAAAGATGAAAGAATTGATTGAAGTAAAAATAGAAGAAAGGAGAAATGCTACTTTAGCGGCAGCTTCAACCGCCGCGGCTTTAAATTAAAAAATAGATTTTTGTTTTATTTTTGTTTTATAGCCAGCGAATACAAAATCAATATTAAAAGACCAATGGGTAAAAACAATGGTTCATAATAATTTAAATAAGTCCATAACATTATAAAAACAACAGGAAACCAATGTGACCTGGGTATCATGCTATAACATTGCTCCGTGCGAAAATATATCCACAATCCGGCGCACACAACAGAAATAATGACCTTATTGTCGAAAGAAATATAGTTGTCTAAAATCATTATATTTTATAGGTATATTTTATACTTGTAATGTTTACAGATTTATATTTGCAAACCACAAATCCAAAATTGCCCTTTTCCGCGTTATTTAGAGCGAACATCTTTAAAAATATTGTCTTGTCTGTAATATTTCACACGATTGTTTACGCAGGATTCAGCAATCTTGTGAGTTACATATTCTTTGGAAAAGTGTTGGGAAACGCGATTAACATTCGTCTTATAATTAGTTTGCTATTAATTATGTTTTTCGGTTTCTTTGCTAGGTTCGCTCATGTAAAAGAAATCTACAGAGCATATAATTATGATGATGTAAAAACGAGGGACCATTTGAATAAACTTTACATTGGATGGATATTTATATCTTAACCACCTTTCAGTAAAGGTGGTGCCAAGTTAATCAATCAAGAGTTTATTGAGCTAAAACTGTTTTAAAAATAAATATATAAATACATAAATATATAAATACATAAATATATAAATATATAAAAAATATTTATATATAGATAAGTTATAAAATGACATTTATCTATAGAAATGTACTTTCCAATGAAGAACTTCATTATTTGAATAATCTCCCCGAAGTTCTAACAGCCAAGGCTTCGTTGGATGCTCGACCATCTGGAATGGTCTATTTTTCAGTGACGATAACAGATTCTATTCGCACCGCTTTAGAATTGCGTTTTGGCTTACATCTTTCTGCGGGTTTGTCAAATATCCCTATGCGATGGATTAAGGGGGACACATCGCCGCACATGGATGTTGGTTTGTCGAACTTTGAGAATACATATTTACTTTATCTCAATGACGCACCTGGTGAACTCGTAATAGATTCGCAATCCTATCCTATCCAAGCTAATACGGGTTTTGCATTCAATGAAGGAATCACACACGAGACATTATATACAGAAAATATTCCTCGTCTGTTACTCGGCCCCATGAACGAACTGGCTGAACCGGTTGGGATTGATGTAACATTTTATTATCCAAGTGAAAGTGACGCAATTAATAATACTAACATAATTGTTAAATATGGCAGTTATATTATAGCATCTGTAGATGGGTACAATAGTTGGAGAATAGCTCCTAATAGCACAGGCCCTTCATCAAAAAATGTAGTGTATAATATTGGAGATACTCTTGATGGAGATAATCTTAATGATTTTTATTATTTATATCCCTCCGTTCCGTGTTTCTTAGAAGGATCTACAATTCTCTGCCAAGTAGATTGCGTTGAAAAATATGTTCCAATTGAACAACTCAAAAATGGAACGCTTGTCAAAACCAGTTTAGATGGATATAAGCCTATTGTCTTGCTAGGAAAAGGAAATATACAAAATCCTGGAAATGATGAACGCACTGAAAATCGTCTTTATAAGTGTTCTCCTTCCAAGTATCCTGAACTAAAAGACGATTTATATATTACTGGTTGTCATTCTATCCTCGAATTCCCCATAACTGACAAACAAAAGGAAGACACTATTAAACATCTTGGTAAATTGTTTGTGACGGATAAAAAATATAGACTGATGGCGTGCGTGGATGACCGCGCTGAACCTTGGAACTCTGAGGGCACATATACAATTTGGCACTTTGCCCTTGAAAATAGCGATGAATCAATGAATTATGGTGTATATGTCAACGGCGGATTACTCGTGGAAACATGCTGTATACGGTTCATGAAAAATCGTTCAAATATGACATTTATTGAATAATTATTACAATGATTATAATAATTAACTATAATAATTATTTTTGTTGGTGCAATTTATAATTATTTCTAATTTGAAATATTTTTGGTGCAAACCGGAAAATAAGTTTTCAAGTTTTCACATCTATCTTGTAATCAAAACATATTTTTCATTCTTTTAATCATTCGAAAAAAAATTG